TAGACCAAGCAAAACTTGTTCCACTATTAGTTAAAACAATACAAGAATTAGAAGCTAGAATTACAGCACTAGAAAGTTAATGAAAGTAACCTTAGAACAACTTGCTGTCAAAATTGATTCACTAACTGACAGACTAGACAAGATGGAAACTAAGGTTGATGAAGTATCAACAATGGTAAACAAGAGCAAAGGAGTAATAGGTTTTTTAGCATGGGTAATCGGTATCTGTGCAATAATTTATAATATGGTGAAGTAGCTCATGGGATTCCCAATCGAGTTAGTCAGCATGTTAATAAGTACAATACTTGGTGGAGTTCTTTCCATCATGGCTCAAAAAACAAAAGACAAAGCAGAGCAACAAAAGATGCTTATGCAACGTGCAGAGTTTCAATCCCAACAATTTGACAAAGCACGAGAAGTAACAGATTCATTTACTAAAAATACTCGTAGAGTAATTGCAATTGCATGTGTACTAGCAATTATAGTGTTACCAAAGTTAGCACCATTCATAGACCCTAACATGCCTATCTATGTAGGTTACACAGAAACAATACAACAAGGTTGGTGGATATTCGCAACAGACATGGACATGACACAATGGAAACCAATGTCAGGATTAGTTATTACACCTTTAGATACACATGTCGTATCAAGTATTATTGGTTTATATTTTGGGGGCAGTCTTGTTAGACGATGAAAAGATTATTAGCATTACTATTTTTATGTCCATTGGCATTTGCTGACGTAACTACAAACAATCCAAATTCTAGCCAAACAAATTCAAGTGGTACAAATACTGCAATACAATCTTACGAAGCCGTAACAAATTATAATTCTGGAAGTTCACCAGTCACAAATAGTACAACTACAAATTCTACTAGCAATAATTCTAAAACAGCAGTAGCACCTGCATCTGCACCTGCACTAAATTCCTACTCACAATCAAGTTGTGTTGTACCATTAAGTTTAGGAATGACAACGATTGGCTTCAGTTTTTCTGCAGGAAATTATTTTAAAGATGAAGCATGTGAGTTACGCAAACAAGCTCAACTTCTTTCACAAGTTTTAAATATGAAAGTTGCAGGGATTGCACTTCTTTGTACTGACCCAAAAGTTTTTGAAGCGATGTTAACAAGTGGAACACCATGTCCAATTCTGCATAATGGTAAAAGTTTGATAGGTGAAGAAGCAATGAAAGTTATATTAGATAGACGTAAACCTGTAAACGATAAAATAGAGCAATATAGGAAATATAAGGAATCTTTGTCTAAAAATGGTAAAAAATCGAAATAAAAACGAGCTTAAATGCCCTAAAATCGGTTTTAAACGAACATTGTGGTATGTTAGTATCTCGGCTTTTTTAACATTCTTTACGCATGTTCATGCTGAAATAAAGACTACAACTAATCTTTTGGTAAACCCTGATTTCGAATCAGGGAATTCTAATGGATGGACATTGAATGGTGATGTTCAAGTTATCAGTGATTGTTGTAATAGCCAATACGATGTTGAATTCGGTGATGCAGGTAGCATCGAACAAAATGTAAATTTATTAAGTAATGAAATAACTCAACCGATGTTAGATAACGGACTACAATTAGATAGTTCAGTATTAATTCAAAATGGTGAGGGAGGTCAAGGTGGTTGGGCTTCAAATCGTGGCGATGCTGATGAGTTCACAATCAGGTTACAAGTAAAAGATGCAGACCAAAATGTTTTAGGAACGCACACGCAAAGTCGAACAACAACAACTGACATCATAGGACAAACATTTACTGATACATTAATTTATGGTGGAACAGGTGGAAGCATAGCCAATATAAAAATATCAGGAACGGATTCTAATGCACCCAGTATACTCGGTGGAAGCAATCTAGACGATGTTAGTTTAACGTTAACTTACGATGATACGGTTTTATCAGCACAACAAACAGAAACATTACAAGAATTAGAAAAAGAAATATTTGAATTAGTTCAAGTAGAAGAAATATTTTTCCAAGAAACTATATCGGTAGAAATGCCAATAGAAGAATTTATTGCTGAAGAAGAAATAATTTTAGAAGTAGAAAATGAATTTGTAGAAGAAACAATTATTTTATCTACTGAAGTTTTTGAAGAACAAACAACAAACGAGGTCATACAAAATGAAGAAGTCGAAGAAATCCAAGAAGCAGAAATTTTTTCAAGCTCACCACGAAGCGATGATGGAATTAGCGAAGAAGAAAAAACAGAAAACCAAAACATTAGTGGGAGTATTGAAGTTGCAATAAGTATTGAAGATATAAGTAAAAAGGTTTCTGAAAAAATAAAAAGTGCAGAGGGTCAACTTAAAGCAACCCAAATAATTATAGCCAAAGTAATGCAAAAGAATAATAATACTCTTAATCAGTATTCAAAAGTTAATGCCGAAATATTTAATCAACCTAATTTAGTTGATAGAAATATAGATGCATACATGAATAATAATTACGTTGATATAAGAAATATATATCAAGATAGAACATACGAGGATAGAAATGGATATTAAAGTTATAGCAGGTTTAGTTGGTCTTGTAATTTCTTTGGGGTCTTTGATGGTAGCTCAAGGAGAATTACTTACAAGAATAGATGTTTTAGAATCTAAGCAATCAGTCAACCTTGAGCCAATCATTCAGGGAGTCAGCGAAAACGAAAGGAATATCGCAGTAATCAGAAAAGATATTGAGCAATTAAAAGAAAAGAATAATAATCCTTTATTGCGATGATAAAGTTTTTATTCAAAAAGATAAAAACAAAATACTTAAAACCTGAACTTTCTGTAGTAGAAATTATATTAATACTAATCATTGCGAGTGCTATTTTAAGGGGTTGCTAGGGTATCGGAACATATAAATAAAATGGATTACGGGCATTCTAGGACGTGTTTTTTAAACAAAAAAGAGCCGAAACAGGAGAGAATCGGCTCTAAGGGTAGAAGTTTCTATTTTATAGAATCATGCAAATACTGTAAAGGTAAATCGTTTGCAATATATCCATGACGAATAGTATCAAAGTAATAAATGCTAGGACGTTGGTATTCACCTGCATTCATTTTATAAAACATTAAGTCTTGGATTTCTCCGTCAGGCATACGAACAACTAAATACTCTTTACGATACAAGTGTGGATAACCCTCGTATATATCTAGTGCATCTTCGCATGAATCAGTAATATTCCAAAGTACACCATGCACTTCCGTATCTTTATGATTCTCTATATCAGCAACAGATTTGAATACAAGTTTCCAGTCAGGTAAAGTAAACCTACCTACCTTAGTTGCATCAGGGCATCTGTTAGCCATGTTCTCAATGTTGGTGTTAGCACCATAAGCAAAATATAACATTAATGTATCTCCATAATTATATTGTTTTCTATTAAAGCATCTATAAAACTTTCTAAGTCATTCTCAATATAAATCAACTTTATATCTTTGACTTGATACAATCTTAAAGATGCACCTTTACACCATTCGTAAATGTCTTTTGAATCACTTTTGACCCAACTCGTGCTGTAAAGCTCATAAGCTAGGTCAATCTTATTCGTAGACTTGAACGGTTGTTCTGTAAGTCCGTTAAGGTATCTCATCTATTCAACACCTCTGCTCTTGTTAAGTGGTAAGACTTTTGTGCAAGAGTTAAATAACCACGTCCAACTAATTCAGACAACATGTCTTTAAGTTTGTAAGTGTTCCAGTCTTGTGTTTTAAGAACTCTTGTACCACGTTTGTCGAATGCACAATTAACGATTGCTTGATTAAGTAAAACCCACTCAGCAATTTTGTCAGCATTCAAACTACCTTGATGCATTCTGTTTTCAACACTACCGTGTTGTGTATAGTTTTTGAAGTTCCACTTATGATATCTGTTACCTTGAACAAGTCTTAAAAGTTGGTCTGTATTTTTAGTGTTAAGTCTTTTGAAAAACTGACTAGGTGTTTCATCTGAATATCTTAATGAAGTAAAGTTATCTTTACACCATTGTGATTCACCACGTCTACTAGAAGAAACTAATTTATTCATTGCAAGTTCGTACTTAGCAATATATTTAATTAGTTTCTTAACTTGTGATGTTTTTGTATTACGAGCATCAGTATGAACGTGAAGTCCACATGAAGCATTTATTCTACCATTAGCATCTAAAACTTTGATGATTGATTTAAGAGTTTCTAAATCATTCATGTCGCTAAGAATTGGTGTTACTAATTCAAGACCACCTTGTGATAATGAAGCATCAGTTTTTAATCTCCATGCAGATGTATCTGTATCTGTATAATATGCTTCTCGAACATCAACACCTGTTTCTTGTTTGATTTTACGAATCATTTCACTTCTGCTGATTCTACTGATAAACTCTATTTCTACTCCGAACTTTCTCATTATTTTTTCTCCTGTTTATCTAGGCTTAATTGCTTCGATAACTAATATTCTCATGTATAGGACGTTATGTCCAGTAATATATTCACAAATAACCTATTTATTTTCACTTTTTTTACTATTTCCTATAAACTAAGGGCATAAACGGATTTATAGAGGTTTCACATGGCAGGATTATCGGTAGTAACAGCAGAAACAGAATATGCTGTAACTTTGACAGAAGTAAAAGAACAACTCAGAATTGATGGGTCAAGTGACGATAATGTTCTTAATAGATTAATTAAAACTACTCACAATTGGGCAAAAAATTATACTAAGAGAAGTCTGACCACTCAAACTTTAAAATTATCTATTGATAGTATTTATGATGTAGACATTCCACTACAAGAGGGAATGTATCTTGGCATCGACCAAGACATTTCGAGAAGAAGTGTTTTATTACCACAGTCACCTGTAGCATCTATATCAAATGTAAAATATTATGATGATGCTGATAGTGCAAGTACGTTTGCATCGAGTAAATATTATTTAGATTCAGCAGGTGTTCCTGCAAGATTTGTTTTAAGAAATGGTGAAAGTTACCCAACAGGTTTGAGAGTTGCGAATGCAATTGAAATAAATTATGTAGCAGGTTACGGAGGTGCATCCGATGTTCCTACTGATATTAAACAAGCATGTCTAACTTATCTTGCATATATGTTTGAGCATCGTGGAGATTTGATGGATGGAAAAAATGTTGGGTTACCGACTTTAGCAACACAACTTTTACAACCGTATGTTGTTAGACAATTTTCTACAAATCCTTATCGTGGTACTGCACATTATGGAGGGATGATTTAATGTCTCTTATCGGACAGATGAGAAACAGAATTGTCTTACAAACTTTATCTACATCTAGTGATGGAGCAGGTGGTCAGTCGGCATCTTTTGGTACAGCAACAACTGTTTGGGCAAAGGTAGAAAATTTATCTGGAAGCGAATCTATTTTTGGAGACCAACTTCGTGGTACAAATAGTTATCGTTTTACTATTAGATACTATTCTGCATTAACAGAAAAATATAGAATCTCATACAACTCAAAAACTTTTAACATAAGCTATGTTCAAGATTTAGTAGAGGGTAGAGAAAAGTTTCAAGTCGTATTGGCTACGGAGGGTGTTGCAACATGATTAGTGTAAAGATAAAAAATAATATTAATCGTAGAGCAGATGAAGTACAAACTAAATATGAAAACAATGCACAGAACTATGTTGATTCAATCGCAAGTTATTTTAGAGGTCAGGTTATAAAAAGTATGTACGCACCGAAGACAGGAAAAACATATCCTAAAACAAAAAAAAATATACCACATGTATCTTCTGCTCGTGGCGAAGCACCTGCTGTTGATACAAGTAATTTAGTTAAAAGTATTGAGCTAAGAAAATTAAGTAAACTCGTAGCCAAAGTATTCACGAATGTAGAATATGCACCATATCTAGAATCTAATCTAGATAGATATTTTATGAGTCCACAATCTGTTGCATATAAAAATTCAGAGAAGATGGCTAAAGCATTAATAAAAAAACTAAAGGTTAGATAATGGGTTTTCATTCATTCGATTTACAAACTGCAATCTTTACACTTCTATCAGGTGATTCTACTCTTGATGGATTGGTCGGAGACAATAAGATTTTTGATAACGTTCCACAAGATACTACATATCCTTATGTTCGAATTGGGTTAGAATCAACATCAGATGTTGGTACAAAAACTTTAGATGGTAATGTTCATAGGGTAGACATAGAAGCATGGAGTCAATATAGAGGTCAAAAAGAAATTAAACAGATTATGGAGAGGTTGTATTTGTTATTGAATAACACTACAATTGGCGTTACAGGAGCTAATTCTGTTATGAGTTATGTAGTAAATACTGCGACCATAGTTGAAATAGATAACCTGACAAGACATGGAATTATTACAGTAGATTTTACTGTATATGATAGTTAACTATTTATAGGATATAAATTATGGCAGTACAAAAAGGTGCATCTCTCTTAGTGAAGATTGGCAACAGTGCGTCACCTGAAGTGTTTACCACAGTCGCAGGACTTCGTGATACTTCAATTTCAATCAACCAAGAAACAGTAGATGTAACAAACAAAGACTCATCAAGAGTTAGAACATTATTAGCACAAGGTGGTGTTAAATCATTCGCAATTTCAGGAAGTGGAGTTTTCACAGACTCAGCATCAGAACAATCTGTATTAACAGCATTCGATGGAGCTACATTTAAAAACTTTCAATTCTTAGTACCTGATTACAATACTTTCACAGGTGCATTTCAAGTAACATCTATTGAATATAGTGGTACTTATAATGATAGTGTTCAATACACTATGAGCTTTGAAAGTGCATCCACAGTGACAATCGCTACTGTATAATGTGGATTGAAAAAGAAGTTACTATAGGTAAGAGTGCATACTCTGCTCAAGTAAACGATGGAGAATCACACATCGAAGTAGAACTGTCATACTTCGATAAGTGGTTATCATGTTTAAATGAATCTATGGTAGTAGATGGTAAGTCATATAAGATTCATAACATGAATAATGTTGGTGATAGAGACGAAATTATTAAAATTGTTTTGAATAAAGGAGCAAAAAAACATGAGTACAAATCCGATAAAAGCAGAAAAAATAATTAACTTTGGTGAAAAGTCTTATAAGGCAAGAATGTCTTTAGACACAATTATTAGAATTGAAGAAGCATTAGGTTGTTCTGTATTAAAGATTGGCACAAAGCTAACACAAGCTGATTTAACTACATCTGAAGTTATTGCAATACTTACTCTTTCTGTAAGAGCAGGTGGGAATGATATAAAAGATAATGATATCAAAGAAGCTGTAAGTACAATTGGATTAGTAGAAGCAATTAAAATCACAGGTGAGTTGCTAACATTGGCACTCGATACAGGTGATTCTGTCTCTGAAAAAAAAACAAACCTATAGACGATGACTATAACCTACCTGTTGAAAGGTGGTTAGAGATTCTTGTCGGCATGATGCATATTCCATCTAGTCAAGTATGGGAAATGTCAATTCGTGAAATCACACTAGCCATTAACGGCTTTAAGGAATACAATGGAAACAAATCTAGTAACATGGATAGAGACGAGCTAGATAAATTAATGGAAATGTACCCTGATTATTAAAAATGGAATTAGATAAACTTCTCGTAAAAATCGAAGCCGACACTACGTCTTTACAACGTGGTTTGCAAGACGCTAAAAATAAAATAAATAAATCAACAAGTCGTATGGGTAAAGACTTCAGAGGTCTCGGAAATTCATTAGATAGTCTTGGTGGTAAAGTAATTAAATTTGGTGGATTACTAGCAGGAGCATTTGGTATTTATCAAGTTGTGCAAGTTGTTAATGTTGGTAAGCAAGTTGAAAATTTACAAGTAAGATTAAAAGCATTATTTGGAACAGCAGAGGAGGGTGCTAGAGCATTTGAAGTAATGCGTAAGTTTGCTAGTCGTGTTCCGTTTAGTCTAGAAGAAATCCAACAAGCATCTGGAAACTTAGCTGTTATATCTGAAGACGCCAACGAACTCGGAGAAGTATTAGAAATAACAGGAAACGTTGCTTCTGCTACAGGTCTAGATTTCAGACAAGCCAGTGAACAGATTCAAAGGTCATTCGCAGGTGGTATCGCATCTGCTGATGTATTTAGAGAACGTGGTGTTCGTGCAATGTTAGGATTTAATGCAGGTGCAAAAGTTTCTATCAACGACACAATAAAAGCATTCAAAGAAAAGTTTGGTCAAGGTGGTGAGTTTGGAAATGTAACTAATGACTTTGCAAAAACTCTGACTGGTACATTGTCTATGCTATCAGATAAATTGTTTAACTTTAGATTAGCAATATCTGAAGAATTTATGAAAGCATTGAAAAAAGAATTTGGTGACTTAGAT